AATCGCACGCATCAATCCATACGTGGCCAGAGATTGGCTATTGCGCTATCGATCTTTACACCTGTGGTGATACAACGCAGACGCATCGAGCGGCTGAGTTTTTGAAAGCAAAACTCAAAGCAAAAACAGCGGAAGAGAAAGAGTTGGTACGGTCAATAACCCCGACTCAACTGGCTCTCTAGCTCCTCAATTTTTTTATCTTTTTCTGTTTTCATTCCAAGAGCTCCTGTTAATGCTCCTGTTAAACCAATGCCAGTTACTACACCCACTTCATCACCAATAAAGCGACCTACTGCACGCCCAATATGCTCGCCTGTTATTGGTTTTGCATTTTTCAAAAGAGTTTCAAATGTTTCACCGATGTCCATATCGGTGCCAGGGACTGTTTTACCTTTCTGAAGCATTGCCATTTTCATGATGTTGTTGTCCATAGTGGCTGCGGCTTGCGTATTGATTAAGTTTTCAACTTGATTAAAGCCTTGATTCATTAATTGTTGCGCAACGTTGCTCATTTGTTTGCGTTGCTCGGGCGACATGTTTTCAATAGTCTCTAATCCTGCACGTGCTTGACCAGCAGCACCAGCAACTGTGTGATACTTCTTAAATGTTTCCGCATCAACGCCATATTTACCCGCAAATGCTTGAGGGTTTTGCAAAGCTTCATTTAAAAGTTGCGCAGATGTTTGCTGTTTAAGTTCTTGTTTAATTTGACCTTTTGTATAACGCAAAGTTTCTGCGCCGCCCTGTGTTAAGGTTTTTTGTCCTGCTGCCCTGCCAAAAGCTGCTGCAAGGCCTTGTTGATCTTTTAAAGCCTGAGGGTGAAGACGTTTTCCAATTCCTGCTCCTATTGACTTGCCTAACATGCCAATACCAAAGCCACCTGCGACAGCGCCTAAAGTCTGTAAAGCAACCTGAGGCAACGTATTGTCAGTGCCAAGGAGACTTAGACCGGCTGGCACGCCTGTCATTACTCCTTCTTGAAATTCATTAAACAGTTCATTTTGTTGAAGCTGCATAAATTTACCAGCAAGAGCAGCCTGGTTCATATCACTTGTTTTTTACTAGTCTACGTTCCTTTAATTTTCGGTATAGTAAAGCGAGAGTAACTCGATTGCCTTGACAAAGAAAACTAAAGTGTTGTGGTGTGGCGATATCGTCGCCATGACTGGCTTTGCACGTGTAACTGAAAACGTCATCTATCGTTTGAAAGACGACTTTGATATTGTTGTTCTTGGTCACAACTGGTGGGGTGACCCATGTGAGCAGCAGAAGGACTTCAAGATTTATCCTTCATCCAATCGATTTCAGACTGCACCATTCGGTGAGCAACGCATCAGGGAGATCGTTGAACGTGAAGAGCCGGACATTGTTTTCACGATCAATGACATGTGGATCATCAATGAGCAGTACCGTCAGATCCAAGACCTGCATAAGCAAGGAAAGTTTAAGTTTGTGGGGTATGCCCCCATGGATTCGTATGGCTGGATTGGTTGCCTGAATGAAACAGCCAATGATTGGGATGCCATTGTTTCTTACACAGAATTTGGTGCGCACGAATTTGTGAAGGGTGGCATCAACAAACCCATCGCTGTCATTCCCCATGGTGTAACACCAGGGCAGTTCTACCCTCAGGACCGGAATGAATGCCGTCGCAAGCTTGGACTCAAAGAAGATCTGTTCATCGTCTTCAATGGGAACAGGAATCAGTTCCGCAAACGGCAAGACATTACGATCAAAGCCTTTGCCAAGTTTGCCGTTAATAAGCCAGAAGCACAGCTCTACCTCCACATGGGCCTGAAGGACCAGGGCTGGGATCTGATGGGCGTATTTGCCAGGGAGATGTCGCGGGTGGGTCTTGATCCCAACGGACGCATCATCATGACGACGCAGACGGATGGCCCGCCGAACGTATCGGTGGAGATGCTTAACACCATCTACAACGCGTGTGACGTGGGCGTTAACACCTGCAAAGGTGAGGGCTGGGGTCTTGTCAACTTTGAACACGCTGCCTGTAATGTGCCGCAGGTAGTGCCTGACCATACGTCATGCAAAGAGATTTTTGAGGGCTATGGCGAACTGATCCGTTGTGACCACATCGATGTGGACACCAACTACGCACGTGAAATGCCATGCCCGTCCTCTGACCACCTTGCTGAGATCTTGGAGTACCTGTACCAAGACAAAGGTATTCGTGAATGGGTTGGTACACGCTGCCGGCAACGCGTAATGGATACACAGTTCTCATGGGACACAGTTGCGTCTCAATTTGGCGGCATCTTTGAGGATGTCATGAACCAGGTTGATCATTCAGTCCCGGTTGAGATCAGTGAGAAGCCACGGAAACGAAAGAAAAGCCGGACTCTGCGGAAAGAGATGGCAGCCGCTGTAAGCTAATCAGGTCCAAGGGGACCAGGCCTCTGCATCTAGCAGGGGCTTTTTTTGTGTCCACAAGAAGGTATGCGCGGCAAGTGAAGGAGTCAACCGTCTTGCGTAAGGGAGACTACCCCCGTATTTACCATAAGGAAGTCGTGAGCAGTTTTTGTCGGAAAGTGTCTCTAATGAGAATGGCTCTCAGTATTAAGTGAGACGCAAATGAGACAAAACTAAGAAGTGAGACACTTTTCAAGAAAAACAGCTCACGACTCTAATATAGTAAATAAGTATGTAGACACCTTTAAATACCCCGCCACTACAGGTTTCTACCTGGGTAACGGTGTATACTCTCCTTGTTCAGCACCTCTCTATCCCTAGTGGCACGCACTTATCACGAAATGCCGCCCCTGTGGTGGCTACAAGAGCACCTAGAACTCACCTCTGACTACCTTTCCGGTCTCAAGTGGAAGACAGCCGGCCGCCTTCATGAACCCGGTGATCAAGCTGGGGTACTTCGCCCTGACGGCAGGTTCTATACCATCTCCTTGCTGGGTACAAAATATCCAGCGCATCGAGTGGTGTACTACTTGCGTACTGGTACAAATCCGGAGAATGCAGACGTACTACACGACAAGGACAACAACGCTCGTGACAACCGCCTAAAGCTGACCCTGTATCAACGCAGAACACTTCCTGCACCAAAGTACCGTCGCCGTGTCAGGAATGAAGAAGGCAACCTTGTTTTCAGAGATCCATACACCAACTACTCCTTTGTTTCCAAAAACCCAACTGAGGCTCAACATGGCTGACATCACCAAGCAACTCATCAACGCTGCCAAATCAATTTCTATTGTTCCGTACATTCCTGACATCAATGAAATGGATGCTGATGAATTGGCATCACACGGTTTTTATCGTGGTTACTACTGCGTCCACGGCCATCGCATACGCCATAAAGAACAGCAGTGGTGCTATGAATGTGTGCGCAAGATCCAAGGCAATGCCTGTGGTTTTGACATTAACTATCTCAACAAGAATTACAAAGCCAGACTATTGGGTCTCTGGAACCAGATCGCTGTTGGTGAGTGGGATGAGTGTTGGGAGGTCCCCTGGTTAGGAGGCAAACGCATACGATTCCCTTCGTACCGCACGTTGTATAACGACAAGACTAATGACAACATCAGTGTCCACAAAGCGATTTACCAATGCGCCTGGGGTGATGTCGGCAAGATGTTTGTGACACGCACATGCAAAAACAAAGCCTGTCTCAACCCTCTCCATCTAGTCTCAAGTTGGAATCGCACTTTTCCACCTAAAACTATCCACCCATTTTGCGTTGAGTTTGATCCAGCGAAGTCAATGCATTATGCGCAAAATCAACTAAGAGATAAACCTCTCCCTATTATTGAACAACAATACAAAAACACCATTCAACATCCGTTGGTACACAAAAATACCCCGGATTATGATGAAGAACAGGAGTTGTATTACGGTTCATATGTCCAGGAGTTCGGTAAGTCAACCACAAAGAACTCAGAATAATCCTTTAAGTCTTGGTACGTTCAGTCAAACCTCACTGCGCTACCTTAAAGGAACTCTTGGACCACAGTGGAAAGTTGTTGGGCGTGCTGATACCAACCAAACATCTAATGGTGGCATTGGTGGAGGCACGTTCAATCATTGGTTTGTTGTCACCCTTGCGGAACCTGGTTGGATCATTCTTACCAAAGGACCGCCACGTCCCAAGTACATTCAAGTTTCTGCCTATGACTTAGAAAAAAATCCAATCCAAGGCAATCCGATCTTTGATGCGGATTCTGTTCAGATAGATACCAACGGTTCAACTTACATCCCGTATTTAGATACGGTGATGAGTGCGCAGTCTGATCTTTACAATACATACATGCGCAATCGCCTGGATCGAGGCGATGATCGTTATTACCCACTAAGTGCCGGCAGTTATCTTATTTGTGTTTCATCCACACGCAACGAAACACTCGCGTATGAGCTTGGTGTTGTCATTGAGTTTCCTGTTGACGAAACGTTTTTTGAGTTAGAAGACGTTGATGGTTCTGTTTGCTTACAAGAAACAGAGATTGATGCCCCAAGTATTAATAGCCCTGTTTCTTCTGATATCCTTATTCCCTCTGGCGCCAATGCCTTTACTCAAACAAGTTGCACAATTGAAGCAGGTGTTACTGTAACAGTTTCCGCTGGATCTACATGGCTCATTGGTGAGCGCATTCCAGTTGGTGATTTTGACAACTATAAGATCATTCTTGAGGTAGGAGATGATGCGTATTACGACACAATCCACGATCATTCACTGTCAGAATGGCAAGATGCATGGGAGAGGGAACACCAAGACACTGATCGATTCCCTGAACTCTTCGTACCTTTGACTAACAGACCATGATCAAACAACTACTTGCTTTGTTTCGCAAAAAATCACCTAAACATTATCCACATGTTGCGTGGTTGCGTTATTGTATGGAAAACCCTGACGCACCAGGGTGTCGTATTTATGATGTCTAATGGAACCAGAGAAGAAACCTGAGGTCAAAGAACTTAAGCCAAGGCCTGTTTACACGGAAGCAACTGAAAAAGACTGGGAAGACTTTTTTGCTGCACAAGAAGATCTTGACAATTTATTTGATCGATGAAACGCAAAGCAAAACGTTTTACGTTACGTACCAAAAACAAAGAAGTTGCTGTTCTACAAGCAAAGCCTTGGGTTTATGTACAAAATCCAGATGGAAAAAGTAGTACATGCGTATGGCTTATTTGTCTTGCAGTAAGCAAATCAAAGCGTCAAATTAACGACTGGCTGAACTGTAAAAAGAATAAAAGGTCTCGTTCATTATCAAAAAACATGACTGGCCATTCAGGTCCGCAACCTTTGTATTGGGCTTTTTATCAACTAAAACGTATTGAAGAGTATATTCCTGATTGGGATAGTCTTTGGTTTTGGTTTGATGCGGTAGAAAAAGATAAACAACGCCGTGTTTACATCAAAGGTTTTAGCAAATACGGTAATCCAAATTGGCAATACTTATCGGAAAAAGATGCATTTTATTTTTTCAAGAATCCAGTCTTACAATAAAAGAAACGGGAGATACCCATGCATTCCTTTAATGAGTATTTAGAAGTAGCACTGGCTATTCATGCTGCTTGTTCTGCTATCTGCGCTTTAACCCCGACACCTAAAGACGATAAACTTGTGCGCAAGCTTTATCGGATCATTGAAATTGGTGGTCTTGTTATTGGTCGTACTAAACAGCGTTGATTAATCAGGCAATGCCTGAAACCAAAATACGCACCCGCCTTGTTCTTCTACCCAATCTCTGGTTTCATATGCGTGCTCCTTTGGTAGGGTCACGCATTTTTTATCGTCTCCAATTTGCCAGCACATATTGACCCTTATGCGGGGCTCCTTGTATTTTTTCACGTCAGTAATCCCAGCGTACGCGTGGTTTGCCTTCTCTAATACCAAGATGCACGAATCCTTTTGGTGCACCATATCCTAGCGAGTAAGGCCAGTTTTTGTCACACCAGTCTTGCACAGTGTAGACACTGACCCCATCAACGTAAAAGTCGATAGCTCCCTTGGAAGGAGCACTATAGGTGTGCTCACTGTTTTTAGTACCTCCTACTTGTGTGTTAATAGGCTCTGGACGAGAAGCACTGGTAATGATCAATGGCTTATTACCAAACTGCTTACGTACTTTCTCAAGGAATAAACACAGTTCTTTTGCTGTGTCGCATTGATATTGCTTCGTAAAACGTCGAGCTTCCTGGTTCAAAGTTAATTCACCGTACGTGATGTTAGGCGTGATCTTGTACGTGAAAGGGCTCCAAGGATTGAAATTGTTGTTGTGTGGGTTGACCTCTTCTTTTTCTCCAATGTTCTGGAGCTGTCGATCCATGATCTGAATCAACTTAGTGGCGTAGTCAGGATCAGTTGCGTAGCCTTCTTTTACTAGTAAACGAGCGCATTCATTCCTGCTAGAGGCACGGTTCACGCCTTTGAAGCGCCCAAAGTCTTTGTACCAGCGATCAACAAGGTAACAAACACAGGTTTGTAGGTTGGGAAAATCAATAAAGCCAGCTTTGATTGTGACCCATTGACCGTTAATGAATTCTTGAGTACTAACGTTAGAGCCAGATCCTTTTAAACCAAAGTAATTATTAACACCTGATGTGTGTTTACCCCAGCCCGACTCAAGGGCCCACTGTGCAGCAACACATTCAGGCCATTTAGCACCCGCTTGTTTTGCTGCTGCAAGAACACCGTCCCAAGTGTTGGCGGTTTCTGGTTGAGGTTTTGGTTTATTGCGGTATTTAACAGAAAAAGACTCCAGTGTCTCAGGTGTTAACTGAGACTGGAGCCAATTCCATGCGTCAATTTGATGCGGTTCTTCTACAAAGAACTTAGCAGCGTCCGTGAGCTTGATTGACATATCGACCTAGAGCTTTTGTATTACTCTAAATCAGGTCAATAAACTACTTGGGATTCACGTACCCGATGCTGTTGATTACTCTTCTGTTTCAACCTTTTCTTCAGCTTGGGTCTCTTCCTCTGGAGCAAACTCAATCGTATCAATCAATTGACCAATGAGGTTTGCGGAAAAGGCAATGAGGTTGCCGTCACCAGTAGCACGTGCAGAACCAAAGGAATTAATGGCGCTAACTAGCTGAGACTTTGTGCAAGCCATAATGAACAGATAACTTCAAAGAGTATAACAAAAATCACCAGGGAACGCCAGATTCAGAAGTTGGATGCAGTTTGGCTTGGATTTGATTGTGCAATGCTTCTTCAATCGAAACAACTTGATCAACGCCAAGTGCTGCCAAGGTCCAGTTCACCGCTTCTTCTTTAGTGAGTTCACTAAAAGGAGTGAAGTTATCAGGGTCGGGTTCACCAAGGCCAACGCTGCCGTAACAACTGGCGGTTTCACCGTCTTCCTCGAGGGATGCAGTCCAATGGATGGTGTATACAGCGCCATCAGGACAGGTGTCACCATCAGGAAGATGACGTTCGAGGTTGGCAATATCCCAAACAGTGTTGGCCATAGTTAATGATATTTTCTTTTATTTTACCAGGGGTGATCAATGAAGACGGTTACTAGCTATCAGCAAGTCTCTTCATACCATTACCGTTTTCTTTATAGAGGCGATCCAAAGCAGCCAACGCAGCAGTTTCTTTTTTAATAGCTTCTGTTTCTTCTTGCACCTGTTTGATTCGACGATCAAGCGGTTCAAGCCAGTCGTGTTCAGACATAGAAAAGACGTGGATTAAGGGAACTGGCGGCGATAGTCTTCAAGCCACTCTTCTCCCATCAGCTCTACAATCAATGATGTTTTCTTTTATTTTACCAGGTGTGATTAGTGAGTAGGACTACTAGCTCAGGCGATAGGTCACAAACGTGTTGGCAGCCGTGCGTCGTGAAGCAAAGCGACCAGAGGTGCCAGTAACAACAGAGCCAGAGCCGACGATGGTGTGAGCAGTGCCAGCAAGTACGCGTACCAGGCTAAGACCTGTGTTGATGACGCTCCACTCAAATGTGAAGTTGTCATAGGTGCCATTAAAACCAGCTTGAGTGTCGGTGCCAGTGGGCAGCGTCATGTCGGTTGCTAGTGCCGACGTGCTAGTGATAATGCCGGTTTTGAGGTTGGCAACAGTTAATGTTGCAGTGGCGTTGACAGCAGCGGGGGCAGGTTGGTCGTAAGCTTTAACGCCGTCGTTGGTAATACGAAAACGCTCCGTCGGGCTGCTCGCTCCGTCGGCGGTAGTGAAGAACACTAAACGACCCGGCATATCATTAGCGCCGGGGGTGCCGTCTACTTCGGCTTTTATTGATGCAGCAATTGTATTAAGGTCTATGCCATCATCTGCAACAAAAAGAATATTAGAAAGTACATCATTATTCTGCGCTATCGTCCTAGACGCAATAGAACCTCTTGTCTGGCCTAAGACTAAGTTTGAACCTGCTGTAGTTGCGTTTGTGCGAATAATTGACTGCCAGGCTACTCCTGCATCTCCGACTAGCTGAACATGAGGAGTTGATCCGCCTGCAGCAAGCGCACTAGACGTGCCAACTAAGAGCCTGCCGGAGCTGTCGATGCGGGCGCGTTCTGAACCGCCGCTCTTGAAAGCAATATTGCCGTTAGCATCCGACCCCGTGTACTCAAACTCTGCTGTCTTGGTGGAATCGGTAAGATTTACGCGAAGAATAGGGATATTTGTTCCACCTGCTCTCTGAAGTCGGAATATCTCGCCATCAGCGCTTTGTTGCACATGCAATAGCGACTGAGGCCCAGTAGTGCCAATCCCTACGTTGCCTGCCGATGTAATTCTCATCCGCTCCGTCGGACTTGATGCACCATCAAGAGTGGTAGAAAAGACCAGCCTGCCCGGCATGTCGTTAGCGCCGGGGGTGCCGTCTACTTCACAAGTAATCAGCCCAGCCTCGACAAATTCGGAGCCATCATTTCCTTGATATGAAACGCCGCCCAATATGTCATTAGCGGCAACAACAACATTCGTACCAAGGGCTCCACGGCTCCTGGCTAAAAATAAATTTGGATAGGGATTAGCGCTTGAGGCACTACCATTAGCAATGAGCGCAGCAGAGCTAAGAGAAGTAGTTGTACTTTCGACCTGTAACTGAGCGCTAATTGTGGAATTTCTAAAGTTTGTACGCGCATTAGACGTGCCAACTAAGAGCCTGCCGGAGCTGTCGATGCGGGCGTGCTCACTAGGGCCATTTCTAAACACATGAGCGCCCAGAGCAGAGCTAAAGTTCTGATTTTTGTAAATTAAATCAAACGTAGTCGTATCTTTTATGATTGAACCAGTCCGGGCATTTGCGCTATTTGTACCGCCTATCGTAATACCAACAAATTCGCCAGAAGCCGAGTCGTTTCCGTTGCTTACGTGCAACGCATGGCCAGGGCTCGTAGTGCCAATCCCTACGTTGCCTCCTGAGGGGTTTAATGCGATTGGCCGAAACGCGGTCCCTGCTGTAATTGATTGAATCCAGGCGTAATTATTTGTTGTTTCAAAACCAAAATTCAAACGATTGGCAGTGTTTGTGCTGCCGCGAATTGCAAACTGACCTCCGGCGTTTTGTTCAAACGTTGCGTCGCCTTGGACATGTAAAAGATTTACAGGACTCGTAGTGCCAATCCCTACTTTCCCTGTGTTATCAATAACGACTCGCGTGTCCGTCCCGGTCTGTAGATACAGGGCACGGGCAGTGCCACCAAGACTTTGAGAGCGTACATAACCATATCTAGCCGTGGCGCCTGTAGATGCTGTTGTAGAATTACCTCCTATATAAACACCTGGTTGAGATGTACCGGGACCCCTGAATAAGGCGTAATTCTCTTCAGTGTCTGTCGTACTTGCTCCGACAACTTCAATTGGAGTTGCAGGGCTACTAGTCCCCAGACCTAAGCGGCCATCAGAAGTAAACCGAGCACGCTCGGAACCATCAACACGAATGTCAATATATGATGCGCTAGCAACATTGCCTTCATCAGCTCGAAGGGAAAGCGCTCCGTTGTTGTTAAGTATTTCGGCGTAAGAGTTGTCTGTTGTGTCGCGCAACCTTGCGGTAGGCAAAGCAGAAGTTATTTCAAAATTAGAGCTTGGCGAACCTCCAATGCCTACTTGTCCAGTTGCATTAATAAACAACCTCCCAGTGCCACTAGTCGAGATGGCTACTTGATCTGCACCGGGGGAGTATAGTCCAGAATTTGGGTCAGAAACAAAACTAATCGATGGATTTGCTGCCGTACCTGACGCAAATACACCCGATGTAATGGTGTGAGTACCACCGCTGATGTTAGTGAAGTTACCGCTAGTAAAGTTTGCAGTAGTGCCCGTAACAGTAACCCCTGTTAATGAAGCAAAAGTTCCACTGGTAAACTGAGCGGTTGTTCCAGTAACGGTAACACCTGAAATTGTTTGACCCCGTACGGTATTACCAGAGATAGTTCCGGTTACTGTTACGTTTCCTGTAAAGGTAGGATTCTGAACTAAACCAGAAATTGCAACGCTTTTATCAACACCATCGCTAGTAAAGGTAATAGTGTCACACTTTAAAATTCCGTAAGCCATTTTGTTGTCTCTTTTTGTTTATTTTAGCCGAGAAAATTACGGAAGAATGATTAGTGGACCTTGGATTACAAACCCACTTGCGCTACCGGAAACAACGCCAGAACACACAATGGCAGGCGTTGCGCCAGATGGCGTGGTTATCCTAAGCGTGCTCCCAGTGATGTTTGTAAACGTACCGGTTGCACCAGTAACTGTTACACCAGAAACAGTTGTAAATGTTGCAGTAACACCTGTGGTTGTTGTTCCTGTTAATGAAATAAATGTCCCAGTTGTTGCGGAGGTTGTGACTGCTTGAACCGTAGTACCTGTAATTGTTGTGCCACTAAGGGTACCGGTAATCTGAACACCAGAAGCAAAAAAACCAGAACCAAGGACATTAAGGTCACCTGATACTGTCGTGTTAGTAAAAGCAAGGTTAATTGCCGCAAGTGTTTGGAAAATACCTGTCGTTGCATTGACTGTTGTTCCTGTGTACGTCGTACCACTAAGATTGGTAAAGACGCCAGACGTACCTTGGATCGTATTACCAGTGATTGTGGCCCCAGAAACACTGGTGGTGAAAACGCCTGCGATACCGGTCAGATTCGTGAAACTGCCAGTGTCTCCTGTGACAAGCAGACCGGAAACATGTGTGGTAAATGTACCGGTTGCTCCCGTCAGGGAAGTAAAAGTACCAATGTTACCGGTAACGGTTGCGCCTGAAACTTGAGTGGTAAATGTCCCGGACGTACTCGTCAGGTTTGTAAAAACACCTGAGGCACCGGTAATTGTGGTGGCCGATAACTGACTAGTAAAGACACCGGATACACCAGAAACAATCGTTGCGGCAACTGTGTTACCAGTGACTGTTGCACCAGAAACTCTGGTGAATGTACCGGATACACCAGTCAGTGTTGTGTATTGTCCGGTGTCACCAGTAATGACTGCACCCGAAAGGAACTGTGTAAAAACACCAGAGATACCAGAGACGTTACCAAAGGCACCCGTATTGCCTGTTACGGTTGCACCAGAAACCCTGGTTGTGAAAGTACCGGAAACACCTGTGAGATTAGCAGTTTGTACCGTATTTCCGGTAATGGTTGCGCCAGATAACTGTGTTGTGAAAACACCCGATACACCAGTGACACTTGTGAATTGTGCCGTAGATCCAGTTACTGTTGTTCCAGATAATGTTCCTGTGACCTGAACACCGTTACTAAATTGAGCAGTGCCAGTAACCGTCAGTCCGCTAGCAACGGAAAGATTACCGTTTACATCCAGTACAGGCGTACCAAGGACCTGGAACGTACCTGTGGTTGCTGCGACGGTAGTACCAGTGATTGTGACACCGCTCAGATTTGTGAATACACCAGATGGCGAGCGGACAATACCACCTGTAATCGTGGCACCTGATAGGTTTTGATAAACGCCAGACGTAAAAGCACTTGTCGTACCTGTTGCGGTCGTAACCGTGGCAGTGACTGCGTTGACATTGGTGCCTTGTACGTTGGTTCCGGTAATGGTCAGACCACTGACGGTACCACTAATAACCGCATTATTTTGAACTACAATGCCACTGAATGTACTAGATCCAGAAGCTGTAATTGAATTGAATGAGCTAGTGCCAGAAACCGTTAGGTTCCCTGAGATTGTGACGTTACCACTGAAGGTTGCGCCACTGGCAGGTGCGTAATACTCATTAAGATATTCTTTGAATTGAGTAAAGGTAATTTTTTTGTTGCGTAAAGTGGGGTCAACCTCGAAGACATGGACGAGCGTTAGCAGGTCCTGTTCATCGATCTCGCCCCCACTGATGGCAGGGAATTCACTGATCCTACGGTTTGACACCTACTTATTTCTCAAGCTTTCTCTTCATTATAAATGGGCTTATTTAGCGCACCTTAATCTCAACACGTGGCAAAACATTCGTTACAATGTTCCAGGACCATTGGATTCCTGTGACAATCCCGCAGGAAAGCAGGATAACCAACAGAATTTCAGCGACTGTTAAATTGCGTCGCACATAAACAACCTGAGGTTGCTGTTGTGGAATTACTGCTTGCTGTGCAATGGTTTGTTGAATGGCAAGCTCACGTGCCCTAGTCTTCATCTGCGCAAGCATCTCAGGTGTGATCTGCCCTTCTAGTGTTTGGGGCATTGGTGGCTGACTAGGGGGAATCTGCTCTTCCATGGTCGCAAATTGTTTTCCCAAAGACTAACATATAAACAAAGGATGTGCAGTATGCAGTACGGACTACGCAAAAGCTTAGAGGATATTGCGTACGAGCTAAAAGGCATTAAGAATATCCTTGGTTCGATGTGGCACAGCCGTTATTCAACTGGGGAAACGGACGCATTAAATCCAGAGGCTTTTGCCGATGAGTACATCTCGACAGAAGAATGTGGTAAACGCCTGGGCGTCTCAGACCAAACCATCCGTAACTGGATTTCTATCGGAAGAAAAACCCCAGATAAAGGCTGGGTAGAGGGCATCCATTATGTCAATGTTTCTCCTGATGTACACCGCAAAGCAGTCCTCCGGATCCCTTGGAATCGACTGATCCAATCCTTTGCCAAGAACGAAAACCTGGATTTAAAAAATCTACGGGCACATTATGACCAATACAAAAACAATCGGGGCTTCCTTGAATAATGGCTCATCGTTTCCAGGGAATTGATCTTGGTTCTGTAACGGTTGAGAACCATGAGGAAATGCTGCCCGAATCGTTGATCAGACAAGTGGAGATGTTCTTGCCACCCATTGGATCATTTGATGATGGCTGCCTGCGCAGGTACCTAGAAAACCTAAAAAACTACGAAGAAGAGGACGCCAATTCTGGTATGACTCTTGCCAATCGATTACGTCTTGCATTCCATGATCTGAACGCAGATACAATCTGCGGCAAATTCCCCCAAGCAGAACTGCCTTTGAAACGAAGGTTACGTTGCGTGGCTGAATACCTTATCCGGTCTGGAGAATTTGATAAGGTAAGGGATGAAAACGGAAAACTTGTTAAAAAACGTGGAGTACTAGGCAAATTGGTTGTACTGTACCAACCAACGCCTAAGCTCCTGGAATCATTACACCGACAAGGATTGTTAAAAGATGGATCGACGTGAAAAACTAATTGCTTCTGTGATTGGACCAGAGCTTGATGAAAAAAAAGCCAAGATGCTTGATGCAACAATCAAGTTAATTCTTGGTGATATGGGCGAGCAATACTGCAAGATGTGGGAGATTGAAGGCCCAGGTGTCATGGTGTTCCAGCCACGCAACAAAAAACGCTCTATGTTCTTTTGGACTTTAAAAGAGCTCCATGCGGCGCAAGAAGATTGTGAGCGGAATAACGACGGTGATCTAGCTGAAACTTTTAGGCGCATCCTTGGAGCAGCACAAAAGATCGATCCAACGGAAAAAGCAGGTTATATCATCAATGATGATGAAGGTATGCGTTATTTCGAGATTGATTACAACAAGACTGCAGAGTAATGGCTGAAAAAGGCGTACGTGGCGTTGCAGCTCGCAATGAAGGTGTCGAGTTAATCACCAATAAAGACTTGGTACTTGCTGCCAACGAGCTGTTGGGTGGCATCACTCTTGATGTGGCTAGTTCCAAAGTTGCCAATGAGTATATCGAAGCAGAGAACTATTACACACCAACGGATGATGGCTTGAATGCACAACAATGGCACGGAAGTTGTTACCTGTTTCCACCAGCGGGTGCCTACTTTTGGGATCAAAAGCATGAAAAATGGAAGATGACAAGGGCTTCTTCGTTGACCCTGACATCGTCCCATGCCGTTTGGTTCCGCAGAATGTACCATGCATGGCTTTCAAAAGAAATAAAGCAAGGTCTTTATTTCAGCAACTGCCCTGACATGATTCGTTACGAGCCCAAGATCTTTAAGTTTCCGATGTGCATTTTACGAAGTGCACCTTATGTCATGTGCCACAAAGACGGAGAGGTAAACAGGAAACGCACATGCACCTCATTTCTTGTGTACCTGCCACCACAGGATTCCTCTGGTGATGCCGTGGATTCTTTCGTAAAAATTTATGGGGAGCGCGGACACCTTCTTGTGTAATCTCTGTAGACTGAAGGACGATTACAGGGATTTATGAGCGTCCTGGCCGACTGGGAGATCAAGCAACTGGCGGAAGACGACCAGATGATCGAACCCTTTGTGGATCATTTGGTCAACAAAGAAGATGGACGCAAGCTTCTTAGCTATGGTCTTAGCTCTTACGGCTATGACATCCGTTTGTCTCCTGCACAATGCCTGATCTTTGGCAAGGTACAAGCTGGTGATTGTGATCCAAAGAACTTTGATCCTGACATCCTGAAACCTGCAGATCTTCTGGAGGATGAACGCGGTCAGTATTTCTTACTTCCTCCGTATGGCTATTGTCTTGGCGTTGCTCAAGAACGTCTGAAGCTTCCTCGTGATGTCACCGTCGTTGCCGTTGGTAAATCTACTTACGCACGTTCAGGTATCCTGGTCAACATTACGCCAGCCGAAAGTGGATGGGAAGGTTACTTGACGCTTGAAATCAGTAATTGCACTGGGCTCTTCAATCGCATCTATGCAAATGAAGGGATTACGCAACTGCTCTTCTATCGTGGTAATCCTTGTCATACCACGTACCAAGATCGGAAGGGTAAGTACCAAGACCAACCAAACAACGTGGTCTTTTCTCAGGTTTAACCAAAGGCTTTACCAAACTGCTCTTTCGGTTTACGGGCGTAGCCAATAGATCCGGCACGCCCACCCGAATCACCTGCCGTTGCACTGGTTGGTTCACGCACTAAGTTGCGTTTTTGGTATTCACCAGCGGTTTTTGCGGCACGCATGAATTTAGCTACACGACCTTGCTGACGATTAACGGATGCAGTAGAGCCACGGGCATCTTCATCAATACGTCGCAAGTCAGTGTCATATGCCTGTTCCGGATTAAGATCTGATACCTCAGCTCCAGAAGTACCAGAGTCGACGCCTGGATCGTAAGTAGGTCTAAATCGGTTAGCCATCTTATCATTGTAAAAGGACTAAATCGATTAAAGCCGTGATGAATTCCGCTGCAGGTTTCTTAGACGCCTTTGTACAAGACGAAGTTAAATGTCGTTGTCTTGATGAAGAAGATTTTGGCGCACCTCTCGATAACGAGCAAAATGATGTACCATTGTATGACATGTACAATCGCGGTCTAGTAGCATGCGAGCAGGGGCTAGAAAGGAATCCGTTGAATCTCGAGGGACAACGGCCTGGAATGACGGGCTATATCCCCTCAATGGAGCAGGGTTTGGCGATGGGAGCATCTCCGAAACCAAGGACGCTGGTGTTGGAACTGGAGGAACCGGACGAGAAGGAACGGATGCTGTCAGCAAAACGTCGTGGTTTGCTCCGGTAGATGAAGTAAGTGACTGCCCTGGAGGTGTTTGCCCAGTGCCCTGGGCCACCAAAGAAAAGCCTCCTGTGGCCCAAGAAGATGTGGTGAATCACCCCGCTCACTACACAGATGGCGGCATTGAATGCATTGAAGCCATTGAAGCAGCTTTAACCGCCGAAGAATTCCGTGGTTACTGTAAGGGAAACAATTTAAAGTACACCTGGCGTGAACGCCACAAAGGCGGAACAGAATCACTGAAGAAAGCTCAGTGGTATCTGGACCGCCTCATTCAACTTGACGAAGCTCAGAAGGGCTGAAGTTCATCGTCATCATCCTCGTCGTCGTCGCGATATCCACAGGCAGCGGCGAGTTCTGCTAATTCGAGGTCGGTTGGATGATCCCAGTCGATCTCAATGTTTTCTGACGCCATGATGTCTTTGATGGCATGCCACTCCATCAAACGTTGGTGGTAGAGACTCAACAAAGCAAAACGCAACTCTTCCCAAGTCATTTCCTCGGACTGGAGTTCAGCTTTGCGCATGGCAAATTGAAGCTCAAGAGGAAGTTCAAACTCCCGTGGCTCGACCGAACGCTCCATTCCACTCTGCATTTGCTAGTTGCAATTATTCTAATGCTAGCCGTTAAATATCAGATCGACGGACTCATCGGCAAAGTCCTGCCATCGGTCGTCATCAATACGAAAACTGTTGGCAAACTCAGACAGGATGTAAGGATTGATACGTTCCTCCAGAGCACGGATTGCGCGTACTTCGTGGGGAGCAGCACTGTAATTACGGAAGGCGGTCAACAAGACTTCTGTTGATGCCCAAGGGCTGGTGTCTACGTCACGAAGGAAAAGACCCATCTCTTCTCTCCTGCGTTCCAGGAGACCACCAACAACCTTATGGTTTTGGTCAAAGATCCAGCGGCTCATTTCCGTGGTGGCACTAGCAAAATCCTCTGCTTCCACATGATCAATGATGTGGCTGTACAAGAAGGACTCCCAACCAACGGAATGAATGAACGAGACTAGAGCCTGGCGCATGTTGTCGTCAAGACCAAGGTTCTGCCGCTGGAGCTGGGACTCAATGACGCTGACCTCATGGAAGAGGTACGCAAGAGCTTTCTCCTGGCTGCAACGCTGACCTTGCTTGACGGGGGAACCATCGGGATAGAACTGGGTTCCAAACCCGATGGTGTATGGCTCTGCGCCAGTGTGCGGATCTGCGTATGCCTTTTCGTTAAACCCTTCGTATTTACGAATTAGGTTAATAGCACGCGAAAAATCCGACATGGAGATAACTATTGTTATCCCCAATATACATAATTTTTATTTACCTTGGCCTCTCATCTTTTTACGGCCGTGGCTAGGCAAGGAGTTTCTGCCCTGCCCTTGTCTGGTGCGCTTCGGTTTGGACTCAAGTCGGACTGTGGTTGATTTGGGTTTTGCCATGGTGTTGTGGTAGCAACAGTAAGATTTTAACGCAAGCTACCAGGCTTTGCATGACCAGTAGCCAGCGGTTAACTTGCTTTTCTTTTCATCACAATTGTGTCTTGCACGAAAATTTTTACGCCTCTCTGGATTATCGCGTTTAATTTCCATATTGGCATCGCCAAAACGCACAATTTTTTCTTGTCCGTTTTCGCAAGCTTTTACAACGGATTTTTTACCTCCCTGTATATCACGTCTTGGTTTATTGCACTCCATTGAGTCCTTATGTATCTTTGCTGCAGAAGCAGCTTTCTTGCGTTTATCTGCCATATGTACTAACCAAAGAGAGATCCAAAGCCACCGCCTGATCCCATATTAAAATAGGAAGGCGCACCTTCATCTTCTTCATCTGGGAAGTAATCAAAGAAACGTGAACGTGTGGGCGTATATGTTTCTTTTTTCTTTGTTGAATCATCTGCCATCATTTTATCAAGAGAGCCAATAGCAGCAAAAGGATCTGAAAAATCTGGCATGCTAAACCCCAGGAGGTTCTGCGCTCCTTTCGCAGTACTTGCTTTACCTACATCCGATGCCGAAAGATTTTTATCTTCTTCAGTTGCATCAGGGAAGAAATCTGTGTAAAACTCTGATTCACTTCCGCTATAACCTGCTTTCTGAAAGATATTAAACAGGGCACTGCCACCTGTAGGTGCTTCAACTTTCTCGTCTCCCTCTCTCTGGATATAACCAAAACCTAGTTTTTCTTGCGTGGGCTTGATCCGTTGTTCATTCAGTTCTTTAATACGTTCTCGAATATCAATAGCCTGGTTGGTGCGCAAGATACCCATCAAACCTTCTTTTACGTCTTCCGTTGGATCTGTATTTTCATCGATACCTAAATTATTGAGTTGTTTTTTTAAGTCCGCAGGTAGATCTGCAACATTTAAAGCATCAACAAATTCTTTTGCTTTTTGTTCTGCTGTAACAAAATCAAGAAATACAGGATTGCCAAACTCTGTTTTTTTATTTTGCAAAGCTTTAGCCAGATCCCCCTGGATAAAGTTGGCAAGATCTTGCCTGGTATAGGTATCGGCAACCGGATCATAGTATTTGTCCTTACCAATTACTGAGTAATGTAAACGGGCAAAGTCATTTTTATTCTCTAGATCAATGCCATATTCATAAGCAAGTTGTGACCATGGCTTACCATCTTTTACTGCGGCATCACTATTGCGTGCGTCCCACGCGCTCTGGACCGATTGTTTTTGCTGTTCGTAAAGTGGCTTCTTGTTTGTAACATCAGTACCACTCAGTAACTCTGGATTCCAATAAAAGTTAGGATCAAATTCTCTTTGAAGGGTTTGACCGCCTAACTGATTGATAAATGCTTGTGCTTGTTGCTTTGAAAAATCCTTAAGTGCACTAGATGCTAACTGCGTTTGCAAAACGTTTTGCTCATCTTCTTTGACGTCCATATAGCTGATGAATTCAGAAATGGACTTTGAGTTATCAAAACGAGGCTTTAAATAGTCCTGCACAAAAGACTGTGCAAATGCCTTGTCAACTTCATATGCTTCTTTTGCTTCTCCCGGTGTCGTGATCTGCGACATCTCTTCATATCGCTTGGAGAGAGTCTCGTCAAACCACTTTTGCCAATTGTATTGAACAGATAAGCCAATTCCAAGACTCTTGTCTAGGCTTTTTGAAAGGCCTTTATCAAGATCAGTCTTGGAACCAAACCCAAGAAATCCCCCGGCACCCATGTCACCAAGAATCGCATTCTTGATGTCCTGTTTCATGTTATTAATATTGGGCACACCCATGCCCTGAAAAAGATCAGACATCTGCTGATCTTTCAGTGCTTTTGCATATTCATCCATTGTCTGCTTCAAGGCGTCTGCTGACAAAGCGCCAAAGACTTGTTCCCCTTGCTTGTCAACAATGTCTTGTGTTGCAAGCTCAGCTAATGACTGAGGTTTATCTTTTGATGTGCCCAGAAGCGTCTCTCTGAGTACTTGACGTTCTTGATTTGTAGGAGCACGAAGGGTTTCTTGGTATTGCTCCAAGGTTCTTGGCTTGCCTAATTTACCGCTCGGTGCGCCAACAAAGGTGTAATCGGCGTGAAGGAAAGAATCAAGATCCGAATACTTTTTTGTTACATCAATGTCTGGAATTTTTGTGCCGGCAAAAGAAACAGCTTTCGAGGCTTCATTCCACTTTGCAACTGAATCAGGTACCTGTCTCGAATAAAACTTTGCATCAAACTTATTTATATCAACCCCTTGTTTACTGGAATCCCAGGGCTTCAATCCTGTTGCCTTGACGTAAAAGTCTTCAATTTCTTTTACGGTTACGTCATCAATTGAATCTCTTGCGTTGCTGTTATTTTTTTGAAGCGCTTGATCAAGCGACTCCATCAAACTTTTGTAGTTTTCACCAGGGCCTTGGATAGCGTTTAAACGTTGCGCAATTGTATCTGCTGCTTCTACTACGTCAGCGGTTGCGTCACTTGGTAGTACAGGCCGCAAAGAACCATTAACAACATTAAAACGAATCATGACGCTTCTTTAAAATCTCTTAGGTCAATGACCTTGGGATAGGACAAATCCATCCAGGCTTTAATTCTATCCAGCTTATCTTCTGAAAAGTACTCTTGTTGTTTGTACCAAGTCTCCATATCGCTTGATGCTTTGTTTGCATTGCATTTTTTACAAGCTGGAACTAAGTTATGACGATTAGAACAACCAGATTTAAAACGTGGAATAATGTGATCAAGGCTCGTGGCAGCCTCGCCGCAATAACCACACTTATGATCCCAGGCTTGATATATACTTTCTCTAAAACGTTTCTTGGCAAGCTTTGGTGTTAATTCAACTAGCAGGGCGAGGGGCTCGTGCTGGCTGCAAAACATGCTCTTCGATTGCCGTTAATTCATTCTAATTTCCCCATACAGTTTCATGGTCACAGCAAAGAGATAAAACTTTTCTTAAGACCGTTGACGACGGCTTGACTTGCGGTAAGTTGTATGAGTAACGACTGCCAAACCAATGGCTAAGCACCCTGGCTGGGTCTCTGCTCAGCAACTTGAAGAACTCCTTGGAATCGACCGCAAGACACTCTTCAAGTACCGCGACGACGGCACCCTGAAGCTGGGTCCACACTACGCCGCATTCCCGGAGACCCGGTCCAGGGATAGCTACCGTTGGAATGTATCTGCAGTCAGACGGCAACTTACAAAGAACGGCATGATGCCTGTTGCCGCATAACCACATCAAACGATGTGTGAAGGCTCTGCATTTTGCAGAGCTTTTTTATGGCGTGTAAGGTAGGCCATTTTTATCAAACATTGTGAAGTTTTGGATTTCAATGCGATCAGTTGCAAAATTAAACAAACGTTGCAGCATAGGAAAGATCATTGGTGATTGACAGTTGTAAGGCGGTACATCCATCTTTGACAACGCTCTTTTTGTTTCATTGAATTCACGCAAGCTTTGTTGTTCTTTTTCTGATTTTGCTACAAGGGCTTGTTCCCAAGCTGCCATGCTTCCAATGCCAACAGGAAAATCAGAAGGCTCTGGTGGAAACAATCGATCTTTAAACTTAAGTGCGTAGATATGTTTGCAGTATCGCAATTCATCTAACAATGGCGTCCAACTATCATCCACTGCTGTAATTGTGATTTGTTCAATGGAATCCGTATCGGTGAGCTGCGTTACAGACGAATAATCGTTAAAGCCTGGAATTCCTTCTGACCTAGAACCTGCGACGGCAATGTCACTTGTGCTCCTGGTGTAAGTGGAACCAAACTCTCTGTAGACTCCAGGGTTATCTCTTGCTGAGTTGAAGCTTCCTACTGAATCATTTGTGACTTGATAACCAAGTTCAAATCCTTCCGGCGAAATAACTTCAAGAGATCTGTTTTGATCGTTGCGTGTCATTGCGTTGTTATCAAGGATGCCATCTCGTTTGGTTAATTCAAAACGCCCAGGTTTAATACTGGAAACACCAGTGCGCGGAAATTGTTTTTTGTTGCTTTCACCAGCGGTAGACAAAAAGGAATAATCTCTGCGCGTGAAGTCTTGACACGTACAGGAGTATCTTGATCCTGTGATAAGGAATCGCCCAGGTGTAAACCCTATTGGAGAAGGCGTAACAAATACACCATCCGGCGTTACTTGCACTGAACCTGCTTTTTTAAATGTCAGTATTCCAGTTTCTTGGTTAATTGCAATTACAACTGCTTGAACGTAGCCGTATCTAGTCTGTGTTGCAGGATTAATGGTGTCTTTGTTTATGATGTCGCCATCAACCGTAATAATACGGTCTTCAAAGATCTCTGTGTTTGCAGGTTTTAAGCCGTCGGGTTCCCCTGGAACTGGAATATAAAAAGGCGAAGGAAGTGGGTTGGTTGAGCTCCAGGTACCCGCTAGCTTCACATACCAGTTATTAGCGTCTTCTGTTACTGATTCAATGAATAGTTTTTGGGTGCTGACAGGATCAGTTAATTTATCGCACCGAACAGAGCCTGCGTAACGCCAGATGGCCCAGTGCATGCCAAGGTCTTTATTGGTCGTCGGGTAACCGACAAAAGCACCTGAGACTACAGGCGATGGATTCCCACTTGTTGTGGCGTTAGGAATGTCGTAACGAAATTGGTATGTGTAGTCGTTATTGTGTGTCGTTGCAGTTGCAAGCTCGTAGCCTCTACGCCAACGAGCCCAAGCCGATTCTCTGTTAATCGTGTAGATGGAATCAGGTACTGAACCTTTAGAGAACTCAGTCGTGATCGGTTTAACCGGCCTCGGGTCAAAGACTTCAGACCGGTTGAAGTTACCAAAAGAGCTTCCACTCTTTTTGGCCATGATCAGAAGAATCCGCCTTGAGCAGTGACGTGAGCACCTGGGATGTAACCAGAGCTATTGGGTCCGTCAGGGAACACACCAACGTAAATACGGTCGCCTCGTTCCAGGTAGATGCCTTTGTTGCGTAGAGGAGCAGTGGAACCTAAGCCAGTGGTGTTACCAGCTTGCGCAACGGGAGCTGCAAGTTGCGGCATCAGGTCGGAGCAGTCGACAGTGCCACTGTTAGCTGGAAGAGTCTTGGCAAAGAGTACTTTGTAATCACCAGAAGCTGGGATAGGTACGGTCGTACCACGAGTCTGGTAGAACACGATAGTTACCGCTGGCTGATAACCATAGGCAACACCGTTGTACGAAAAACCACTGGCGGTTCCGCCCGAATAAACTAATGCGGTATTAACGCCCGTAAGAGTTGTTGCTCCCGTGTAAGTGTAATAACCGTAACCACTGCCGGGAGCAGTAGCTAAGACCCCAGTGGCAGCAACAAACACAAGCTGACCACTGACAAGAGATATAACAGTACCAGAAGTCGACGCATTAACGGTGTAATCTGGGCCACGATAGAAGTCATTACGACTGATGGTAATGGAATCAACAACGCCGCCACTATTGTTATCTTCTTGCAGAGCAGCGTCCATATCCACCAAAATCGATGGAGCTTGTCCGCCCTGCACAAAGAGAGTATTGGCAGTAGAACTACCAACAGTCTGAGTCGTTACCCGAACCGAATCAAATAACGGCCGGTCAATAAGCAGGGGTTGCTTGTTCGTGCTAGTACTAGATATTTGACTAAACACCCTGTCTACGCTAGTTTGACAGGGGCCTCCAAAAACTTCTCTTATTCTAATGGCACAAACAACTTTTCAGTGTGCTTGTTGTGGTAAGTTTTACGAACGCCAAGGAAATACCGCAGCTTGGCATCGAAAGCGTTTGCGAGATAGGGGGTATGTCTATTGCTCAAAGAACTGCGCTTCTTTTAAACATGGTGGAAACAGAGATAAAACACCAGAATACGGTTCATGGTGTGCAATGAAAAGCCGCTGCAATTGTATTGGTACAACTCATTACGAACGCTATGGTGGACGTGGCATTAGCTATGATCCGGCTTGGGAAGACTTCACGGTATTTCTAGCGGACATGGGCGAGAAACCAGATCCCAAAACGGAATTAGAAAGAATCAACAATAACAAAAACTATTGCAAAGAAAACTGTCGTTGGGCTACAAGAAAAGAACAAACGCGTAATCGAGGAGGGAAACGTGCAACACGGCTTTACACCTTCGAGGGTAAAACAATGTGTATTGCAGACTGGGCGAAAGAAGTTGGTATTACACCACAGGCAATGCAAAAACGGCTTAGCAACGAATGGCCCCTTGATAAAGCGTTCTCAAAAGAACGTCATGACGGCAAGGGAGGAACTCACGTAAAACCTAAATAAAATAAAAAGCGCGGTCGAGCTCAATGTTCTACTGCGCTTTTACTGATTCGTCAATTCTAACGTGGTTTAACCATATGGATTCATGTTAAGCAACATTTGAAATGGATTCATGGCGAGAGGTTG